AGCGCGATGACCTGCGCAAGTTCACCGTTCACGGCGAAGTCTCATCGCGGCCGCTACTACTCCAAAGGCATCGTTCGCTTTGTCGTGGGCGATGCTGGTTTCGAACCAGCGACCTCTGCCGTGTGAATTCAACGACGGGGGTGCAGCCCGTATCACACAGTTGTCTTTTCGCAGGTCAAACGGTACGAGACGGACACCCCGAAGGAGCAAACCGGACATGTTTCGCGGCAAAAGGATTGGCAAAGGATTGGCAAGGAAACCTCTGCCTTGGACGGCAGAGGTCGTCTTCGTCCTCATCGCCGACGCCGCCATCGTGGCCGGTCTCCTCGTTGCCGGCGGCGCCCGGGCCGACGAGGTCGTGGCCTGCCGCCAGCCCCGACAGTTCCAAGGGCACTTCCCCCCTCAACCTCGGGTCGAGGACGGCGGGTCGAGGGAGTGGTGCGGGCCGAGGCTGCCCTAGAAGGGCTGCACCACGATGTTGCGGGCGTAGAAACTGCCGCCCCCAACGAACCGGTCCCTGTACAGCATCTTGAAGGTGGCGGCACCGCTGCTCAGCCCCATGGTCGAGGTCACCAAGTAAGCCGACCCCTGCTGCTCAGCGAGCGCGTCCGGGGAACCGAGGCTGTTGGCCGAGGTAATGATCGCCCGGTTGACCGAGGCGGCCACGGTGGTCGAACCACTCTGCACCACGTTGAAGCCCGCCGACGTCTCCGCCCCGTTGGGCGTCGAGAACCCGCAGGTGATCCAGACCAGTGCCCGCTTCGCCGGCCCGATCGTGACGCTGACGGAAGGCCCCGACGTGGCGAGGTCCCGCCAACTGGTACCGGCCGTGGAGAGCGACTGGGCCGTGTCGACGTTGGCCGCTGCTGGCGTCAGATAGTTGGCCATCTTCACCATGGCGCCATCGGAGCGCCTCACCTCGAGGCCGTACCCAGTTGACGAAGCCAGGCGCCCGGCGCGCATCTCGACGGTGTTGCCGGTGGAGTAGACCTCCAGCCCGTATCTCCCGGTCGACGTGAGTTCACCGACACGCACCCGCCGGTTCCCAGAGTTGTCGAAGACGTCGAGGTCGTAGAGGGAGTCGCTGGTCTTGCCGAGCTTGGTGATGGGCTTGCCAGCATCGTCGAAGGTGACCAGGGTCTGTGTCGACGAGATCACGGTCGCCGACCGCTCCAAGCGGCGCAGCCGCTCCTCGATGCTCTCCAGCCGCCGCGTGACCCTGGGCCCGTCCAGTTCCGCCATGTCAATACCCCACCCTCGTGGTCGTTCCTACTTCGCTGAACCCAGAAGTGCCGAGCTTCCAGAACGACGTCGCCGCCCGGGCCGAGCTCAGGCGCCACGTCGTCTCCCACGTCTTGATCCCGATCCGGTGCGTGATGCCCTCGATGATGCTGACCTGGCTGATGGCGGAGCCGCCGCCCGGGGGGCGGCGCACCACGGTGATGCGGTCGCCGATCTCGCGACCCAACACCTGGGGGTAGAGGTTGCTTGGGTCGGCGTCGGGGTCGATGGTGATGCCCACCACCCGCAGGCTGGGCTCGTCATAGAGGGCCTTCAGGTAGTGGGCGTGATGGTGGCTCTCCTCGTCGTTGTCGTAGAGGAGACCCTCACGCTCCAGTCGGTGGACGAGGAACGACGTCTGCGAGGTGGCGTCCTCGGCGATCTGGGCCACGCCACCTTCGCGGCTGATGCGGATGTAGTTGGCCACGTCCTGGTCGTCGTAGACCAGCTCCAACTCGGTGTAGCCCAGCTCCGATCCGCTGTCCCCGAAGGTGGCCACCGAGTTCGTCGACGGGGCCATGTGCTGCGTGCGGGGGAGGAACGTCACCCGGCCGCTGCGGTCGAGGAACACGTCGCCGTTCTCGGAGAGCGCCACCTTGCGGAGGTACTCGGCGGCCGAGCCCCCGAGGCTGGTGCTCTGCAGCGTGCTGGTGCCCTCCTCGATGGCCTGCAGATGCGCGGGCCACCCGGCCCACGTGAGGATCTGCTCGATGCGGTCCTGGGGATCGTCGCCGCTGAGCGGGGAACTTCCGCTGTCGTGGTGGTCGAGGATCTGCGCCGCCGTGAGGGCGGTGTCCCAGACGAGGAGCTCGTCGATCACGCCGGGGAAGAGGATGCTTCCGCCGGCGGCCGTGATGTTCTTGGCGATCCTCGTTTCACCGCCGGCAATGGCCGTGGTGGTGGAGAGCGTGTCCGTGTCCTCGGCGACACCGTTGACGTAGAGCGTGACGGTCGAGCCGCTCCTTGTCAGGGCGAGGTGGGCGCGCTCCGTGTCGAGCACGTTGGACGTCCCGGTCAGGGCGGTGCCGTTGACGCTGGCATGGGCCCGGCCCGGGCTCGAGGCGATGTCAGCGGAACGCACCCCCAGGAAGGTGGAGGCGGCGCCGGCGTGGCCCTGTGCGTAGATGGTGGCGACGTTGGTGGTGTCCGAGTAGGACGGCAGCGACACCCAGCACTCCACCGTCCAGCTCGTTCCCTGCGGGCCGGCGGTTGCCGGGAGCTCAAGGTAGTCATCTACTCCGTCCCACTTGGTGGCTCCATCGGGCTCACGCACCGGGACAGAACTCGTCGCCGTCGGAGCGCCGGTCACCGTGCCGTGATACGAGCCAGTGCCCTGGTCGATATAGGTGGTCGAGCCGGTCGGTTCGCCGAGTCGCCACCACGCCCGAGGGGTGGTGGTCTCGTTCCTGATCCACGCCTCCCACACGCTCTCGGCCAGCAGCATCCGCTCGAGGATCTTGAAGCCGTCGGTGGCGTTGAGAACCACCTGGGCCTGGTTGGGTTTCTCATAGACGAAAGCGAGGCTGTCCACGCTCCCGTCGAACAGCGACCACGTATGGCCGTTCCAAGACACCTGGACGCTCACCCGGTCCATCGGGTCGAACTGCCCCTCCACCACCCGGTCGCGGTTGTCGAGGACGATATTGGCGGTGCCAGCGGAGTAGGGCATGAGGTCGCTGCCGCGCCCCCGGGTGATGGTGACCTCCAGCCCGTAGCCGGAGACGCTGGTCCACGCGACGCTCCCCTCGAGCGCGCCGTTCGACGTGAAGATGTGCCGGACCGGGCGGGCGGTCGCGCTCGTCGCCGTCGAGTCGTAGGGGGTGCTGAGCAGGGACAGCAGCATCTATCAGGCGGGGCTGGTGTAGTACACAGACACCGTGGCCGGTGAAGTGGTCGGGATGACCACGCGGATGCCCGAGTTCAGGTCGAGCCCCTGCGGGAACCACGAGTACCCCTGGGAGCGCACGGCGCCGGCGCCGGTCGACAGAAAGAACCCGCAGATGCGCGTGCCGGTACTGCCCGAGGTGCTGTCCATGACGTACGCACGCACGGCACCAGTGCTGTTCGTCGAGAAGCAAGTGACGCCGTAGAGAATGGCCGAGGACGAGGCCACGGTGGTGTCCGTGGTGCTGTTCGACACCGCCCCGAGGGTGGCCTTCTGGAGCAGCGTGGCGGCGTCCGAGCCGCCCATGGCGATCTTGATCTTCTGGTAGTGAACGCCGGAGACGTCGTCGGTGGCGATCGATGTCCCGCTCCCGGCGGTGATTGCGACGTTGTCAGCCACTGCTTAACTCCTTCGGCTAGCTGCTCATCCAGATCATGGAGAGGCGGGGGTCGAACGTCGTGTCGGTGTTGAGCCCGGCCCCGCTGTTCTGGATCTGCACCGCCTCAATGAACTGGCCGGTCGTCAGGCTCACCATCGAGGTCAGGCACTTCACCCAGGCTTGTGACTGGGTCTCGTTGCTGATGTGGGCGTCCCGAGGGTCGCCGGACGTGGTGTTGACCCGGATGCCTAGCGCTCGGAAGGCGCCCCCGGTGGTGGCCGCGAACGAGCCGATTTGGGTGACGAGGAACTTGCCCGCCGTCCGGGCGTAGACCTTGGTCGGAGCCGTCGATGACCACATGGTGTTGGTATCCCACACCTCGGTATCCCAGGAGACGCCGGTCCAGGCCGTGTCGGGGATGTTCTGTGCCGCCGCTCGCGTTAGTTGCACCGTCGGCGGGCCGTGGAGGAACTTCTGGTTGTTGACGTGGATCGCCCAGTGGGTGCTGGTGACCAGCGTCCCGGTGGCGAGGGTGGAGGGGGCTACGTAGGGCATGTCAGTTCATTCCGTTTCGGAAGCGGTAGTCGCGCAGGGCCTCGGTCACGGCCCGGCCGAGCTCGTCCTTTGACCCGACGTAGTTCGGGGCGTACACGTTGATAACGACGCCACCACCGCCACCGGCGGGGATGACGCGCTCGCCGGCCTGCAGCAGCGCCAGCGTCTCCGAGCCAGGGGCACCAGGTACGACGCCGCCGCTGTGGAACTTCGGGATGTCGGGGATGTCGAAGCCGTTGCCCCCGATGCCGGGGACCCACGACGGCACCTTGAAGCTCAGCCTTCCGACGGTGTTATTCCAAATGTCGGCTATTCCATTGAATGCCGTGCGGTACGGCCAGGTGACGACCTCGACAATCTGCTGGCCGAGGCCCTTGATGTTGCCCACTAGGTTCTTGAACTTGTCCCAGAGCCCGCCGACGAAGCCACCCACCTTGTCGAAGACGCCGCGCACGATGTCTCGAAACGTCTCGCTGTGCTGCCACAGCAAGACGAAGGCAGCGGTCAGGAGGGCGATGGTGAGCATCACCGGGTGCGCCGCGATGAAGGACAGGGCCCCGCCCAGCCCAGACTTCAGCGCCGTGCCGACGGTGCCAATCAACGGCTGGAGTTGAGCGAAGCCGCCGGTGAGGTCACCGAAGGAGCGCATCATATTCGTGGCGCCCTCGGTGGGAATGCCGAAGGCACCGCCCAGGCCGTCGAGGACGTCGGCCATCCCCATGAACTTGCTCTCGGATGCGTCGGCGGCACTGCCGACGCGATCGAATCCGGCCTTGGTGTCCTTGCTGGCGGCGTCCACCTTGGACGCCATCGACTTGGCATCCGAGCCGACCGTCTGGAAGGTGCGTTGGAGGCTGGTGGCGTCACCGGCGAAGACCAAACGCACTTCGTTCCCGGCGGCCACCTAGCTCACCTCCAACCCGGCTTCGCGGGCGAGGTCGGTGATGGCCTCGGCCAGTGCCTCGAGGACGCTCCTTCTGGAAGCCGCCCATGATGGGTACAGGTACCGGCCCGACTTGACGAACGTGCGCTGCACCGACCGGTCGCGCCCCACCTTCCCGCCGAAATCCAGCCAGGGGTAGTAGGGGGCCTTCCGCCCCCCGCCCATCACGATGGCCTCACGCTGACCGGAGCGGGCCTTGAGGGACCCACGGGCCTTCCCCGACCGATCCGGCACCCGACGGCGGGCACCACCGATGACGGTCTCGGCGGCCTCGTTCAGGACGAGACGGAGCTTCTTCTGGCTCTCGCCGTCGAGTTCCCTAAGGGCCCGCTGCAACTCCCTCAAGCCCGAGATCTCGATGGGCTTGATGAGGTCCCGGGACGCCATCAGCACATCACCGCCCACATGGGGAGGCCTTCAACCAGCGTGTAGCGGGCGACGAGGTCGCTCACCCTCACGCCCGTCGGCTGAGGTCGCACCCACAGTTCCAAGTTCTCGGGGCGGTTGTCGTGCTTGATCCCGTTGATGTGGTGGACGTTCTCATCAGGCAGCAGCGGGCGTCCGAGGATCTGCTCCATGACCACACGGTGCTTCGCTCGGTACTGACCGTTGCCCAGGTAGACCCGGGCATAGCCGTACGAGTCGATGCGCTCTCCGCCCTTCCAGCGTGGGTGCTTCTCTCCGGTTGGTCTGCCCGTGCGGAGGAGCGGATCTCCGTACTTCTTCCACGCCCACGCGTGCGTCTGGCAGTAGCCATGCGCATGGTGCTTCTTGTCGCACCCCTCAACTTTGCATTCCCTACTTGCCACTCTGGGCCTGCTTCATCTCGAGCTCTTGCCGCTGTGCCTTGCGGCCGAAGTAGACAGACCAGCGCAACCACTCGTCCGACGACACCTCGTCCCGCATGCGGGCCACGGTCATCCCCAGCTTCTGTGCGAGGTAGTGGTCGAATTCTTCATCCGGTTCAGCTTCGAACCTGAGGTACGCCACTTTTGGATGCCCCCTCGGCCAACCCCGACAGTTCGACGACGGCGCTGACGATGGGGTCGATCTCGCCGGCGGGGGCGGCGGCGTAGAACTCGGCCACGTCTTCGGCGGTCAGCTTCGGGTCCACCAGGCCGAGGAGGAGGATGCGGTGCTCGACGGCGGCGGTGTCGTCGCCCAGGGCCTGTATCCCGAGCGCCTCGGCACGGGACAGGCCGCGGACCCGCACCGTCCCCACGTCGGGGATGTCCACGTCCCTCTCGGGGAGACGAGGCTTGAGCAGCGTCTCCTTGTCCATCACAGGGTGGCGGTGCTGACGGCAACGGTGGAGGCGAACTCCAGCGAGGCGCTCCAGCGAATCATGTCGGCCACCGGGGCGGTCACAGAGAAACTCTGCCGGAGCACCTCCACCGTGCGGCGAAGGTTTCCGTCCCAGTACACCAGCGTCACACTGGTGGACCCGGGGCGGAACAGGATCTCCAGGCCGGCGGCGCCACTGGAGTTGTCGAACACCCCGGAGACGGTGGCGCTGCCGTCGTAGAGACCGCCCAGCTTGTCATGGGCGTTTTTCCCGTACACCGTCACGTCGTGACTGTCCATCGAGTACTGCCAGTCAACGTTGTCGACGAAGCTGGTGATCGTGGTGCCGCTGATCGTCAGCTTGCCGTCAGAGCCATGAACGAAGGCCATTGCTATGTACTCCCGTCTCCGAAGACCATCACGTCGAAAATCCCAGCTAGGTACTCAATGCCCGCGACCGACACCGTCTCGAAAGAAACCGACTCAACCCGCAGGGTGTCGAACGCCGTGTAGGTGCCCGTCTCCAGCGTGGCCTTGACGCTCTTTGACCCCGAGCCATTGACGTAGTCGGCCAGCGTGTCCCGGCTGGCCCGGTCGCTGACCTTGCCGACCAACACGAACACGGGCAGGGTCATGCGGTCAGAGCCCCGTCCCATCGTGGCGTCATAGCTGTAGTCCTCGGGAAACCCCACCACGGCGGCCGGCACGGCGACGTTCTCGATGGGGTAGCCGTAGGCGTTCAGCTCGGCGATGGTTCCCAGCCTGGTCGCCATCGTTGACATCGCGGTGGCGAGGTTCATCAGGCAG